ATCTACGAATGTGTGGAATGATTCCTTCTTAAAAAAATATTTGACTTCACTAATCAAAAAGCAGTGGGGACAAAATTTAATTAAATTCCAAGGGGTAAAACTTCCAGGAGGAGTGGAACTTAATGGAAGGCAAATATATGATGATGCAGTAAGAGAATTGCAAGACATTAAAGATAGAATGATTCTAGAGTATGAAGAACCACCTATGGATCTGATAGGGTAATATGTTAAATCCATTTTTCATTCAAGGCACAAATACAGAACAAGGTCTATTGCAAGATCTTGTAAATGAACAATTGAAAATGTATGGCATAGAAGTTTATTACATGCCAAGGCAAATCTTTTCGCAAGGAAAGGTTATAAAGGATGTTTTATTTTCAAAATTTAAAAATGCTTTTCCCATAGAAGCATACTTAATGAGTTATGAGGGGTTTGACTCTAATAGCATTTTAATGTCTAAATTTGGAGTTAAAATTACTGACGAAATGAGTCTCATAGTATCAAAAGAAAGATTTGATACTTATGTTGGCGAATTAATGAAGTCTATAGTTAATGTAAAAAATCCATTAAGACCTAATGAGGGAGATTTAATTTATATTCCTCTTTCTGATAGTTTAATGGAAATTAAATATGTGGAAAATAGAAAACCATTCTATCAACTTCAAAAGAATTATGTGTATGAATTAAAGTGCGAATTATATGAATTTGAAGATGATGAAGTATCTACTGGAATTCAAAATGTAGATCAAATGTTGAAACCAATTGGATATGGTGCAGAATTAACCCTTTCTGGTTTGGGAATTACTGCAACTGCATATACTGGAATAGTTAATGGAGCAGTACAAAAAATAGATGTTATTAGTGGAGGATATAGATATACATCATCCCCAACAGTTGTAATTGGAGAACCATATTCTGGAATTAGAGCTTCTGCTGTTGGGGTAATGTCAGAATCTAGAGGGTTAACTGGAGGAAAGAGTTTAAGAAAAATTTATATTCAGAATGCAGGACTTGGATATTCAGCATCAAATCCTCCATCATTATCATTATTTGGAGGAGGTGGATATGGGGCTAGTGCAAGAGTTAGTATATCTACAACTGGAAGTATTGGTATAGTTACAGTAACTTATCCAGGAACTGGATATGTGCAACCACCATCAGTCACTTTCTCTTCTCCAGTATCTGGAGGAACAACAGCTATTGCAGAGGCATTTTTAAATTCTTCTGGAGGAATCTCCACTATTAGAATAGTGAATGCAGGTTTTGGATATACTACTACACCAACTATAACTATATCTGCAGGATCCACTATCTCTTCTGGAAACTTTATATTTGGAGAGCAAGTTTCTGGATCTATTTCTGGTGCTATAGGATTTGTCAAAGATTGGAATTCTGATACTAAAATATTAAAAGTATCTGGTATGGCAACAGATTTTTCTGTTGGAGATGTAATTGTTGGTGCAGCATCAAGTGCAAGATATTTCTTAAGATTGTACCAAACATATGAATTACAATCTGCATATGATAATAGAGATGTTATAGAATCAGAGGCAGATTCTATAATAGACTTTAGTGAAATAAACCCATTTGGGGAAGCTTAACTAAATAAAAATAAACTGTCAACATAATGTCTAGGCAAACAATATCTACTGGGTTTACACCTAATGATGGAACTGGAGACAGTTTACTGCAAGGTGCAACCAAAATTAATAGCAACTTTAGTGAGATCTATACAACATTTGGAGATGGGACTACTTTAAATGCTTCTGCAGGAGCACAAGGTCCTCAAGGTTCTGTTGGAGCAAGAGGACCTCAGGGATCTTCTGGAGCAATAGGTCCACAAGGTGTTCAGGGATCTAGTATTGTTGGACCACAAGGTTCACAAGGAACTTCTGGTGCAATAGGTCCACAAGGACCTTCTGGAGGTGGAGGGGGTGGAAGTAGTTTGCAATCTAGGACTACTGTTTCAAGTACTACTCCATTATTAAACGCAAATTCTTCTTCAAGTGTAGTAATATCTGGATTTAAATCATATTTGTTATTAAAAATTGAAACATCTGCTGCTGCATGGGTTACAATTTATACTGATTCAACATCAAGAGATCTTGATTCTGCTAGAACTGAAGGAACAGATCCATTACCAGGATCTGGTGTTGTTGCTGAAGTAATAACTACAGGAGCATCCACTCAGTTAATAAGTCCAGGAGCTTTAGGATTTAATAATGATGTTTCTGTATCTGGAAACATTTATGCAAAAATTTATAACAAGAGTGGTTCTCAACAAGCAATAACAGTTACTTTAACTCTACTTCAATTAGAGAACTAAAATGAAAGAATACATTGTATCTCTAGCATCTCATGAAGAGTTGGAGCAATTTTATGATGATATGGAAACTCCAGGAGGAACAGAATTTGTTCCAGAAAGAGAAGTTGAGTGTTCATTAAGAAGACCAATTAGTAGAAATACTCATTATAACCTCACAGATAAAGAAGTAAGAAAATTAAAAGAAGACGATAGAGTTCTTGATATATGCCCAGCATCTGCATTGACAGATATTGTTAGAAAACCTTTATACACACAAACATCAACTGAATGGAATAAAAGTTCTACTTCAAGCACTAATCAAAAAAATTGGTCTCTTTTAAGATGTGTAGAGGGGGATCAAAGAAGTAATTGGGGAAGTAATGGAACTGCCCAAGTATCAGGAACAATTAATTTAACTAGCTCTGGAAAAAATGTAGATTTTATTTTAGTTGATGGACACATAAATCCAAATCATCCAGAGTTTGCCAAAAATTCAGATGGAACTGGTGGAACTAGAGTTAATCAGTTTAATTGGTATTCATTAACTTCTTTAGTTACTGGAGGTGCAAATGGATCGTATGTATATACTCCATACACTGATGTTGGGGATGAGGCATTAACTGCTGACAATAATCATGGAATGCATGTTGGAGGATCTGCATGTGGCAATACTCAAGGGTGGGCAAGAGATGTAAATATCTACAATATAAACCCATATTCTTCAAGTTTAAATACTTTAGCTTCAACTTATATCTTTGATTATATTAGAGCCTTTCATAACACTAAACCAATAAATTCAGCATTAGGGATAAAGAATCCAACAATTTGCAATAATAGTTGGGGAGCATTTTATCAAATCACTAGATCAACTATAACAAATATTAACTGGAGGGGGACTAGTTATAATTCATCATTTACAGATGGGTTATTTAATTCAGTTGGACTTAGAAGTTATGATGCAACTTATTTGTATATTCCAGCTTGGACAACTGCTTTAACTGTAGATATAGAAGATGCTATAGCAGATGGAGTTTTATTTGTAGGAGCTTCTGGAAATGAGTCAACAAAAATAGATGTTCCTGGTGGAGCTGACTATAATAATACTATAACTTGGTCTGGAGTTACTAGAAATTATAGCAGAGGAGATTATGTATCATCTTCAGGAAATGCTATATGTGTTGGAGCAGTAAGTGCATTAGTTAATGAATCAAAAGCAACATTTAGTAATTGTGGTCCAAGAGTTAATGTATATTCTCCAGGAGACAATATTATTTCTTGTCTTCATAATGGAGTAGTTTCTGGTGGATCTATTACTGTAGTAAATGACCCTAGAGATTCTGCATATAAATTAGGAAAATATGATGGAACTAGTATGGCATCACCACAAGTATGTGGAGTGCTTGCATCTGTACTAGAGCAATATCCAAGAATGAAGCAATCTGATGCAGTTGAGTATATAGAATACTATGCAAAATCAAATCAAATTACTGAGACTGGAAGAAGTACATTTACTTGGGACGTAACCAATAGTGGGTCTAGTGACTATGTATTTTCTGGATATAGTTCTGGAAATGATATTTCTATAACTGCTCAAGAAGGATCAATCCTTGTATTTAATGTAAATGCTCCAGGTCATCCTTTTTGGATTAAAACAGAACAAGTTACTGGAACTTCAAGTGCAGTTACCACTGGAACAATAACTGGAAATGGTAGTGAGTCTGATACAGTAATATGGAATACATATGGAGTAAAACCAGGAACTTATTATTATATTTGCCAATTCCATTCTTCTATGTCTGGAACTATTACTATTACTGCAGCATACACTGATGATACTTCACTTCAAGGATCTGATAATAAGTTTTTGTTTTTTCAAAAAGATAGAAAAGATTCTGGAGTTCTTCAACCAAGAATAACTTTCAAAAGTAGAAGTACTTCTGGGCAGGTTTGGCCAAGACAGCAAACTTTATATTATAAAAAATAAATTATTAAATACACATAGTTAGGAATTTTTAAAATGCTTGGCAATTATTTTTATCATAATTCAATTAGCAAAACAGTTGTTGCATTTGGAACTCTCTTTAATAATATTCAAGTAAGGCATAATGATGATTCTGGCAATCCTGTTTCTGTATTGAAAGTTCCATTAGCATATGGACCAATTCAAAAATTTCTATCTAGATTGGAGCAAAATCCTTCTGGAGATAGGAAGGTAGCAACCACATTACCAAGAATGTCATTTGAAATGGTTTCTATAGATTATGATCCAACTAGAAAGTCTGCTGCAATACAATCATTTAGAACTTCATTATCTACAGAAGGTTCTCAAATGAGAAAGGTTTTTATGCCAGTACCATATAATATTGGGTTTGAGTTGAATATTATTTCAAAAATTCAGGATGATGTTTTGCAAATAATAGAACAAATATTGCCATATTTCCAACCATCTTTTAATGTGACTGTTACTATGATTCCTGAAATTGATGAGAAAAGAGATATTCCAATAGTGTTGAATAGAATTGGATTTAGAGATGATTATGAAAATGATTACACCACCAGAAGAATCATAAATTATACATTGAATTTCACTGCAAAAACATATCTATTCAATGAAATTCCTAAAGATGATCAAGGACTTATTAAAAAAGTTCAAGTTGATTATGCTACTGATGCAATTAAGAATGCCAAGAGAGAAGTTAGATATGTTGCTACTCCAAAGGCACTAGAAGATTATAATAATGATGGAATTATAGATTCTGTTGATGATGAACTAATTCCATTTGGTGATGATTTTGGATTCAATGAGACTAAAGAAGAATTCCAAGACTTTAAGACATTTAGCACTTCCCAAGGAATTGACGTGGAGCCTTAATTTATGACTGAAAATTTTAGTGAAATAGAAGAATCATTAAATATAGAAACAAAAATTGTTTCTGTGGAACCATGTGATGTAAAAAAACAAGAAGTTCCAGATGATCCCCAAAAAGATTATGAATATACTAGAGCAAATCTTTACAGTTTAATAAGTAAAGGTCAGGAAGCAATTGATGGTATACTAGAGCTTGCTCAACAATCAAATCATCCAAGAGCATATGAAGTTGCTGGTCAACTTATTAAATCAGTTGGAGATGTCAATGATAAATTGATGGACCTTCAGAAGAAAATGAAAGATCTAGATTCTCCTCAAAAAGGACCCACTACAGTCAATAATTCTTTATTTGTTGGATCTACAGCAGAGTTATCTAAACTTATAAAGCAAGGACTTCTAAATACTAAAGAGGAATAATACTTAATATGAAAGATCCAAAAGGTCCTACAAAACCATATAGATCTCCAGAGGAAATCTCTAAAAAACATAAAGTTCCTTTGGATAAAATTATTAAGCAAGTGCGCATAGGAACTAA